TGACCGCCCCTTATGCCGGGCCAGCCTGAACAACAGCAGCAACTACTGCCCCAGTCCCGCTGGTGATATTAATGCAAATTGCTTTGCATGGGATCGTGATCGAACCGCCGGTAGACGCCGATACTGCGGAGAACCCCGGTGCTACGTACCAATTAGTAATAGCATCAAGATCATCCAAAGTGTACTCGATATTGAAAGTAGCCGTGCCAGATGCCAGCTTTGCGCCAACGCCGACATTGACCGGTACTTGGAAATCGTCGATAGCACAGATTCCACTGCGACCGACGCCCGATTGAGACAAATCTTTGTACTTCATGTTCGAAATCCCGCTACTAGAAGAGTGTTTATTTCTTTGCTGCTCGTGCAGCGGCTACATTATCTACAAGATTTGGATACGGACGCCCGGCAGCTCTCGCCTTTGCCTTGGCTGATTGAACCTGTTTGCGGTTCAGATGCTTAGATTCGGCATCTTTAGGAGCCTTTGTGTCCCAAAACTGTTTTTTTTCCATGTCAGCAGTCCCATTTTCGAAGGGCTTTGTTTATTCTGCTGTCAGGATCAGCCGCTTTGGCAGAGCCGGTCAGCTTTCGCTTCATCCCGGTCATTCTACTACAAAAACTGTCCTTACGCGAACCCCCTTCTGGCTGGGGACGCTTAATGTCATGGCCTTCAGCCCGCAATGAGGCTCGGCCTTTTTCGTTTAACCCGCCTGATGGGGACTTACCCTCAGAACGCTGCCAAGCTGGAGAACGCGCCATTGTACCCTCCTAGTAAAACGGGGGCACTTGGCCCCCGCTTCATACTTCCAAACTGAAAGTATTGCTTAGTAGTGCGAAGACGGCTTGCGGTCAGTGCCAGAAGCAGCAGACGAGAACACACCACCACCAGCCTTACGCGGCTTGCGGCCCATGTTCATCATCCCCTTCATGCCGTCAACCTTGCCAACAGCCTTGCCGCCCTTTTTGAAACCATTGGTTCCCATGCGGGCTTCCTTCACAACACTGGAATCTGCGCCAGCGTAGATGTCGGTCGGGGCAGAATTCTTAACCGTTACGCCGCCAGTGGCGCGAGCTTTACGACTCTTCATGACAGTCTCCTATGAACCAGTTAAGCGTTTTCAGCTTGGATGTAACGAACGATCATATCACCAACGCCGTCGCCAGTATTTGCCGACAAAGCGTAAATAATCACGTCAGACGCGCCGACATTTGACCAGTTTGCGGTTCGCGTAGCATTTGTTCCGGGTCCAGCAGAGGCAAGGCCAATAGCCGAAAGGCTTTGACCAACAACTAACTCCGTAGAGGTAGCGCTAGTCCCAATGCTAATTGTGGTTGCAGCCCCGGTCCAACCAACCGTCGTCAAGAATTGAACGTTCAAGATGTGGCTGTAAGCTGGAATGACAATGGCTGTTGCTAAAGCGGTAGCCGAGCCAGCCTGCGTAATGCTGGCAGTCTGAGCCATTTCAACAAAACCGACATTCTTGATTGTACCGGACGTTGTGCCGGTAGTGTTCAAGACATTGCCAGCCTTAATTGGGCCGGTAAAAGTGGTAGTTCCCATAGGAACCTCCTGCACGATACGATCACATTGTCTGTGCAAAGTCCGCTAGGCCGGTCAATGTGATCTATGAGCCTAGATAAAGGGCGGGAGCCTAAACCCCCGCCCGGTTTATCACGACGGCAGAGCGCCGAAGATTGAACGCCAGTTATAGTAACCGAACGAATAACGCTCGTAACCCTTAACCAGCAGATTGTCGGTCGTAAAATCGACCTGCATATCCGTTTCAAACTTAATGCGCTCCATGTAGGAGAGCCCATCAATGTTTGTGAGCAGGAACCAAGCGGTAGACGACGTGAGGTAGTCGTTAACCATGTAACCCTCTGGCAATCCGCCAGCGGTCATCATGATCGCGTTCACGTCGTTATCCGCAGTGCCCGGACGGAGTTCAGTCTTGGTCAGGCGGATTGCCACCGGCTCAAGAGCCGCCGGAACAATCAGCTTACGACCGCGCGAGAACACCTTCAGGCCAGCCTGATCGCGGAAGTTGGTACGAATTGCGATCATTGCGTTCAGCAATGTCGATTCGTTCAACTCATTGGTGGAGTAGTTCGAGATCGTATTGCCATCAATCGGATGGGAAGCCGACACAAGAGCCACGCCATCGCCGCCAACCGACGCATTGTACGTCGTGGCAGTGTTGAGCAGGTTTGCAGCGTAGATTTCCTTGGTCTGCTGAAAGGACTCGATCAGACCGAGGTTCGACGGGGCAAACTGAGTCTTGTACAGGTTGTCATCCACCGCCTTACGGGTAATTGCGTACCCGAGAGCGATTTCAGTGTGTTCCTGATTGTAGACGTAACGCTCGCCAGCCGAGTTATCAAACGCCGTCTGTCCGCCTTCGGTCTTCAGTTGGGCAAGACCCAAGAAACGCATTTCTGCGGTGCGCTCAAGCGCCATCTTGGAGTCATGCTTCGTGAAGATCTTGTCGTACTGCGACGGGATCTGCTCGTACTTGCCTTCAACCCCACGGAGGCCGGGGAGGAGAAGGTCTTTAATTGCTGAAAGATTGACAGCCATTTACCTTGCTCCTTACGCGATGCCAACTGGGCCAGCACCATTGGTGCGGGTCGAGGCGTTGTTGAATGCTACAATGACGCGATTGAACTCGGACGCGATGTCCGTGCCATTCGAGCCGGGCGGGTTCTGGATGAGGCCAACAATGCGGAACGGCAAAGTTACCGTTGTAGCAAGCGTGGCAACATTTACGCTCATGCCGGAGATGCCGGTAGCCGTATTGCCAGTGCCAACCGCAAGGTTGATGTATTCACCAATGTTTGCAAACGCTACGGGGGCAGTGCCGCCGCTATCGCTTGACTGGACCTCAAACTGAGCGTTCGGATCGTCGATGATGTAAGCTTCTACGTCGCCGTTGGCGTCAGAGCCGGGCCAGTAGTTAGACCAGACGGTGCGCTTCTGCGAAGTTGAGACATACTTGCAACCGGCAAAGATGCCTTCCACGCGAACCGTCGAAGCCGTCGCCTGAGCAATGTAGCCAGTGGACAACGGGATGACAGCGTCACCAAAGTAAATGGCGGTGGAGTTGTTGGATGCGATGTAACGAGTGTTCTGTTCATAAGTCGGGGCCGAACCAGTGCCCTTGATCTGACGAAAACCGAAAGGCGCGTTTGTATTCGCCATGACGGTGCCTCCTTTTTACAGGAAGTCCCATCATCGCGCGCCGGGGCGACTAGGAACAGGAAAAGTTGAACCCTCCACGCCGGGGGAGGAATAATAGCGTTTGTCACGCCATGCCATGACATTACACCGTGGCACAGAAAAGTAAAGGGCCACCCGAAGATGACCCTTTGCCATATTAATCCTTGGGGACCGGGATTGGCTCAAAGCCTTTTTTGATATTCGGCCTTGCTTGCGGATGATTGCGTTCAAATTGCCCGTCCGGGGCGTTCGTGAGCTGTTGCTCCTTAGCGCGAACCTGACTATAAGCCTTCTTTAACTCAATGGCACGAGCTTCTTCCGTAATTACGGTCGGGCGCTCCATCAAAACCATGCCTTTACGCTCAATCTGATGGTACGAGCCTTGGCTAGGCATCGTTTCAGGGTGACGCTGCACCGGAACTTCAGTCCAGCCCATACGCTTCAAACCAATCTGATGCGCATGGTCTTCCTGACCAAGCACAGACTTGCGTTTCCACTCATAGTTCCAGCCATCCGGGGCCGGAGGAAGTGCAAATTGGTCTGTGCCATCGTCCATGTCACCCAAATGACCGCGAATTTCAGCAGCACGACGGGCAGCAGCAGCGCGAGGGTCTTCAGCGCGCATTGCTGGGCGCAACGGGGGCCGTTCAGTCTCAGTTGAAGCAGTTTCCACTTCAGGGCTCCTTGTAGGAAGAATGAGTTTTTGCGAATTAGGTTTCCGGCCACGAGGGCGCGGGGCGGATTCAGTAACGTCGTCCATTTAATCCTCCTTAATTGGCTCGGTTGCGCTCTTTAAGCATGTTCTTTGCGTATTCTTCTTCGGTAAGCCCGCTAATAGTGGCGGCTTCACGTTGCGCTGGCGTAAGCTTAACAACATGAGTGCGAGGCGAAGACGATGAAGCCTGCCGTGACACTGGAGCCGCCGGGGGAGAATAGCGTTTTTGAACCGGAGAAGCCGCAGCAGACATAGATGCCTCCTGAGAACCGTATGGGTCTTGCCCTCTGTCAGAAATGCCAAGTCGGCTTTCAACAAAACGGAAGTATTCATTCGATTCTGGGATAACGCCATGATCTATGGCGTCCGCATGAGCCCTCGCCATAATGCGAAATGTCTTTGGCTCACGCAAATGATCCCGATTGTTCTGCAACCACTGCGCAGAAAGAGGCGTGACTTGCTGAATAAGCGAATCAACATCAGGACCAAGGTTCTGCGGAGGCGCTACAGGACGAACAGGCTCTGTACGCGGGCGGCTCTTCATGTCTTGAAGCCCCTGTTCAAGCTGAATTAGCTTGGCAGAGTTCATTGACATGGATTCCTGAAGCTCGGCAGCGCGATCATAGTCCCCGATGGACATAGATTCCCGCAGATTTGCCTTCAGGTTCTCCTGATTTTGCCGAACACTATCAATAGCATTGGCAACAAGATGCTGGTGAGTGTCTTCAACCTCGTTAGCTGCCTGAGATGCGCGGAAAGACGCTTCACGGGCATATTGTTCAGCCTGACTGCGAGCCTGCCGCTCCTCCTGAAGACGCCGATTTAGCTCTTCAATCGCCGCAGCAGGGTCAATGGACGGCCTTTGAGACGTTGTTGAAGCCTGAATTTCAGGTTCATCGTCAGAAACTACCCGAATTTCAGGTTCGCTCTCGACCTTAACGTCATCACCAAGATCAAGAACAATTTGTTCATTTTCTCCCGACATATTCTATCTCCTTACCATGCTTGATCGGGGTGCTGTACGCGACCCTCGATAAGCGAATCCTCAATAATGCGGCACAAAACGCCGTTAATCGTAATGCTCCAGCCGTCGCTGGGGCGAGAAACAAGCCAATCGTGCATTTTGATCTCAATGCCCTTGAACCAAGCGCCACTTTTGTCCTCACAAGCGGATGCGCCCATTTTGACAAGAAGTCCAACCTTGGATTGGTACTTATCTTCGTCCAGATTAGAACCCGGAAGAATAAACCCGCTCTTTGTCTTCTCCGGGCGCAAGTAAACTGCTAAAAGCAACTTGTTATTGAGGATTTCGACATCTGACAGGTCGCCAATATCCTTCAAAAGCTTCTCGCGCGGGTCAATTTCGTGATCCATAAGCATGTACGGCATTAGTTCCCCCTTTTAGTAGTGGTCTTTGGCAATAGTTTCCGCATCCTCGATCAGCGATATTGCCAATCGAAGTCCTTCTATGATTCCGACTTGGTGCTTATAAGCCGAGAAATCAAATCCAACGGCCTGATGCGCCGCGATTACATTATCTTTTCGACGTTCTATTTCAGCCTCGATGAGCTTATGCAGCTCGTTCTGAAAATATAATTGCTGTGTCAACATATTCGCCCCCCTCTAGCGACCCCCTCTATGTGGCAGTGTGGGCGGGAATGAGAGGGGGCACATTCCCGCCCCTGATTTACGGCACCGAAACGCCGCAAATTAGCGTTTGCGTGACTGGATTTCTGTCTTCTCCAGTCTACCCATACCAGAGCCCGAACCAGCGTCCATGTCCTTGTATGAGCGATACACACCGCCACCGGCCTTACGACCAGCGCGCTTATGCTCTTCAATCTCAGTCTTCTGGAGACGACCCTCGCCAGAACCAGCGCCAGCCGACATATCCTTATAGGACGTGCGACCACCGCGCTTGCGACCCATCGGAGGCATCATACCGGGAGGCGGCATCA